CAAACCCTCTCCTTATCGGCGTTGAAATCATTCGATCGTAAGACGATTTCCATGACCAACTGGCTGACAGAACTTTTACCGACACCAGATGCACCAAAAATTTCGGTACAATACGGCGCGATACGTAGGCCTCCAGTGGAACGAATCTGATTAAAAATGGCAGAAATCTTATTTAAGCGTTCAGCCTTATCCGACACTATTTTCTTCTCGTATGGGTTCGTGCACGTGGCTTTTAGGGTCACGGCTTGGTCCTTCAAAGTATTCAATAGCAGCAGAAAATCATTTTCGTCGATGTTGGTATGTCTCGAGAGGTTTCCAGCTTGTACATACGTAATGTACTCCTCACATCGCAGCATGTCTTTCTCGAACCTCATGAGATCGAGATCAGAGTAGAACAGCGGTTTGATGGAGCCGGCTTGGAAACACTCATGCCCTGCTTCCACAAAATAGGTTATCGTCTCAAAAACTGCATCTATGAGCGATACTGCACTTGTATGCTTCGGGAGCATCTTAGGTGCAAACCAAGTGATTCCATTGGTGGTGAAATGCAATGTAGAAGCGTCGCAAATGCCAATAGTAACCAACAAACTCAACAGGTTGGAAACTTTGGCAAAACCCTCGCAATTTATAATGCCTCGCCAGTTAGTCTTGACATGGCGAAGCAACTTTACCCACGGTGGTGCCGGGGTATCGGCTGGTTCGCCTTCCATGTCCTCTGCTTGAGGACCAACATCAAGACCTAGATACTGGGGCGCAAACTGCATCACCTTGGTGACCATCTCATCGTTCGCATAATGTAAAAGAAACTGCGACAACGAGAGTAGACATCCTGAAGTGGTGGTCTGCTGCGAGAGAGATAGGAATAAAGTCACAATGCGAAGCATATCGGTTTTGAAATTGCTTGGCAATGCAACATCAGGTATATCGATGCTGCCTAGAGTACTAACTTCGTCTAAGACATCACTCTGTGGATACCTGTCTTGGGTCCTTGGTTTCCTATCGTGGGACCTGTCGGTAGATTTCGCCTTTTGCGCTATCTTCCGAGCGTCCGCAAGCTGTTGCTTCTCCTTCTGCAGGAGCTTGGAACTCTTAGAACGGGCATAACTTTGCCTATTCCAGAATTTCTCAGATTGCGGCATCATACTGTAATCACGAACACGTGCAGGGGTACGGATGTACTGGTAAGCTTCCAGTTGTTCACGTAAAATCCCTGCTAGGATCTCGCGATACATGATTTCTGTATCATCCTCCTCCTCATCATCCGACAGGGGAGGGGTGACGACGT